TATTAATAGATGGTAACAATAAACTAACAGATATTTTAACACCTGCTAAAACATCAGGCTCACTTTCAACAAATAAAACAGTACCAATATTATCTCCAACTATCCATTCGTTACTATTATTTCTTAATAAAGCAATTATATCTTGTGCAACTAATATTTGGTCTGACATCACTTCGAGTTCTTCAGTATTTTCTATTTGTCTATCCATAAAATAAATACCAAAAGTATATTGTATCTGTTTTGCCAATATACTAACTTCTTCTATATTGAAAAACATTGCAGGATATGTAACTTCTCCTTGTGAAAGGTGGTCGTACACATCTCCATACAAAACAAATTTAATTTGTGGATGCTGACTTCCGTAGTCCGTTATTTTTTTTACTATTTGGTTTAATGTCATTTTTTTTACTTAAATAAACCTTTAACTTTTCTTGATTTTTTTTATTTGCTTCCTTACTCATTACAACAATTTGGATTGTAACCTTGATATTTTTCTTCGTATGTTCTAAAATCTCCACAACAACCTGTATCTCCTAACCATATAGAAGCATTGTATGCATCTCTTTCAGGTTTTATCGCATCAATTCCACTTCCATAGTTTGAATATAGTGGGAACAATGCAATATTTTCTCTCAAGTATTTTATCAATCTTTGCTTATAGAATTCTGCCCTTGATTTATAACGATTAGCAACATCAATCATATCTTGCATAGATGGATATTCACTATTGTCTCCTGCCTTTCTTAACAAACCTTTGTTATAAAATTGATAACTAATTCCTTGTGGTAATTCAGATAAAACAAAGTTTATCAAAGTATCTACAATGTAATCATTTAACAAAGTAGTTTCTAATTGTGTTAAATTATTATTTGTAATACCATCCTGTAATCTTGCATATAAGGCACTACCAAGTGCAGGTAAAATATAAATATCTTGTGCCGCCTTAATTTCAGGAAACACTAATTTTTCATCAAGGTTATTATGTAAACCACTTCTATCCTTGATAGTATCAACTGATATGAATAATACGTTTAAACTCATCTTATTTGCGTGTTACAATGTTTGATTTCCATTCATGCCTACATTCAGGACTATGATTTCCATTTGATTCAGTATACCAACCACCTTTTCTATCCCAAACAGAATATCCTAATCTTGCACTCATTTGTTCTATTTCAGACCTTGAATACATTTTATTTGCTTCTAATAAATGCACACAAAATGGTCTTGATGTTTTTATATCTTTTTTACTAAATCCTGCTTTCCATTCGTATGAATACCTAATTAACATTTCTCTTGTAACAGGTTTTAACTTCTCAACTATATCTGTTAAAGGTTGTGTTAATGTTCTTTCTATAACTATATTACTATCTATACCTTCTCCAATTGTACTATCACTAATTTTTAGAAAACCTCTATCATCTAATGCCTTAATTATTCTATTAATTGTACCAACTTCTTCTCCTAATACATCTGCTATAACTTCAGGTGTAATTCTTTTATCTTTACTTATCAAATCTAAAACATTTGCTTGTAATTCTGTAACATCAGCAAAGTTGATACTTTCAAACCTTGTTTTTTGTTTCCATATTTGGAAATTATTTTTATCTTCTCCAAATTCATAAAATAAAGAGTATTCATCTTCAAAAGATTGTTGAATAGGAACTTGTGGTTGCTGATATTTAGTTATATCAATACCTGCTTTTTCAAGTAACCATTCTTTAGGTGCAATCTGTAATAAGGTCTGTTCTGATAATTCTAATCCAACAGGCTCACAAGGTATTATTTTCAAATCTTCAGGATATCCTGCAAACCCTGCTAACATATTAAATACAGACTCTAATTCTATTTGCTTACCATTAACGTAAGTATTTTTAAATATCTCATATCCATCTCTCATTTCAGTTCTGCTACCTAACTTACCTGCTTCTGCAATACCGAATATAGAAGGTGTAGTAATTTGATGACCACTAAAGATATTAGTTTGTATCAATGAATCAACATGACCAAAATCTTCTTTAGTTAAATCTGATTGACCTAAATCATCTACAATAGGTTTCCTTGATGAATCATTAACAAAAGATAACATATACTTTATACCATCTGCACCTGTATAAGTATTTTTAAATTTATTATGTATTACTCTTTGTTCATCAGGAGAAGGCTCTCCGTTTGGTAGAGTGATTAATTTAGATGCACTAAATCCTGTTTTAGCATTTCCCAAAACGTGTTTTGATACCTCAATATCCGACTCTATATAATTCAACGCACCAAAGTAACCCGGCAATGAATAAGCACCTGTATTGGGTCTATATTCCTTTATATAGTATATCTGTTTGCCAACAGGATACTTTGGATTGAAAGCAGGATAAATTTTATATTGTTCTGACCTATCTTTCCAATCTTCCTTGTACCAAAATTGGGTATTGTCTTTATTAGTTCTAAACTTTGAATAATCACAATGCCATATTTCAGATATTTTACCTGTAACAGACCATATAATTTCTAAATAAGCACCACCAAACAATTCAATATCAAGAGATACTTTTCTTGTTAAATCATTTAGTGTTTCAGTTCTATTAATGTGTTCTATAAACTGCTCACTACCTGTCCAACCATTACCTGTAATATAATGTACTTTACTTTTAACAATAGCATTATGCTTCGCAGATTTATTAAATAAATCTATAAGATAATTAGGATAATCATTCTTATCTCCATACTGAATATAGCCTTCTCCTCTTTTTTCTTTGTATTCAGGTTGTTTGGCTTCTGCAAATTGTATTACGTGAAAATTCATTGTCTAATTTTATAGGTATCTGTTGTTGTATATGTTGTAAATATAGTAGATGCTTCGTTTAACATCATTATTCCACTTTCTAACATATTTAAACCACTAGGGTTAGTATTAGTAGTACTTGCTTGTTCATAAACCTCATAAGTATATTGTCCAATTAAGGATGTATTAAAATAAGTATTAGTAACTATACTAAATTTATTATATCTATCCTTAAATAAACTTACATCAGTAGCATTTAACAATACAAAACTAACAGATGTATTTGTACTTCTACTTGTAAATATAAACAAATAGTTAGGATTAACCAATAACTCCTTTTCAGTTAAAGTTAAATATATGTATTGGGTTTGCCCTTTAGTTAATTGTATCATCAACTATAAATGTCAATCCTGATGATATTTAACAAAAAAGCCCTGCCAATTAAGGCAAGGCTTATTCTGTATATATTATTCAAAAATTAACCTGCAGTAGTCAATGCAGAAGCAACATTTGAAGCCACACTATGTGCCATTGCAGGCTCTTTACCTGTAAATGTCAAAGTATAACCACTTCTATCGCCTTCAGCAGTACCTGACTGACCTGAACCTGCAGTCACATCTAAACCTCTTGTCAAACCAAGATACCAAAAATTACCATTATTGTCTTTTACAACAACATCTAACAAGTTCTTTGCAAGAAGTAATATTTCGTTTCTAGTATTTACTTGAAGTTTGTTAAGTATCAATGTCAATTCTTGTTGATAAAAGATAGTTCCATTTTCAACAGATGCATTGATATTCTCAACAAAAGATGATGTGCCTTTTACAAGTTCATATTTATAGAACCTTTTTCCTGTTGCCTTTGTAAGGGCAGTGATTACACCACTTGCTTCAGTATAGGATGAAATGTTAGAAGCCTCAATGAAGTAGACTTCTGTTAAACCACCTAAACTATCTTTACAATCAAGTGTGTAACCTTGCGTAAGTGCACAAGCCATAGTATTTTATTTTTAAAAAGTTATGGGGGAGTATGACCTCCCCCTATTAATTAGAGTTTAAATTCAACCCACTCATCAGGGAATGCAAAGTTTACACCCATTTTGAATTCAGATACGAAACGAACCTCATCTGCTTCTTTAGCATAGAAGATTTCAAATCTTTCTTCTTCGTTCAAAAGGTCTGTTCCGATGAACATATTTGACAAACGAGAAGCATAGATTTTGTTTGTACCATTCAAACCTGCAACTGCTACAACTTTGATAGTTGTACCCGGAAGGATAAATTCACTATCAGCCTTAACATCAATTGTGTAATTGAATGATTGTGTATTCTTAAGTGCAACTGTGTAAGTTCTGAAAAGGTCTTGACCGCAG